GATGGTTTTCAGATCGGCACCGATGCGAACGCCGTCTAGATCGATCTCAAGGTCGGGACGAACGCGGACTTCCAGACCGGTTTCGTCGTCAAAACCAAAGTAGCTCACCTCAACGGCGCGGCTCGGATGCTGGAGCAGCATGCCTGCAGTTGGGTGCTGGAGCAGGGCTTTCTGAATGGCCAGCGCGGTATTCAGTTGCTGGCGGGTGACCAGCACTTTCCCTTGCGGGTTCTCGCGCCACGCATCCAGCAGTTCGTCGGTGAAGACGGCGTCCGAATTAACAGACTTCACGGCCTGTATCAGATCTGCTTTAGTACCGGACACTTTCAGCGGTTGGGGCTTCTGCACCTCCTGTGCAACCAGGTCAGGATTGATGATTGCCAGTTGCTCGAGTAATGCATCACGGCTACCGCTGGTTTTCACCTGAGCAGGCAGAGTGGCGTTGTATTCTTTGATGCATGCTTTCATCGCCGTAGCGGTCTGCTTTTGGTCCGCTTCGATACGCTGGTACTCTTCTGGCAGTGACATGTAGCTCTGGCCAGTTTCCTCGACTGAACCGCCCAACGATATCTGAGCAGGCAGAGCGGCGTTGTATTCCTCTAGCAAAGCTTTGATATCGTCAGCGCTCAGTTGCGCTGGCAGGCTGGCGTTGTACTCATCAATAAACGCGCGGATCGTTGCCGTGGTGGTAAATGCGCCTTCCGGAATTACGGGTTCAACGCTAAATTCTTCATCGAGCTGCTCTGGCTGTAACGCCAGCGCATGTACCAGGTTACCCATGTCCAGAACAGGAGAGCGTTCTTTGATAATGGTTTTCTCTACGTGGCGCGCATTGAAGTACATCAGCGAAACACGTGCGTCTTTCACCTGGGTAGAGCTGATACCGTTTGCCGCGTGATAAACCTCGTTCGGCAACCCTTCATAGCGGCCTGGCTCAAAGTAAGCAGGGTAAACAACAGCCGGTTCGTCAGAATGAGATTCTGGCTCGATTTGTGCCGCAACTGGTTCGGTTTGGTTTACAGAATCGCTGTTTTGGGCGACAGAATCTGCATTCTGGTTTACATCGGCTTGCTGGCCGGTATGTGACTCTTCACCAGTTTCCAGACTGCTTTCGCCTGACTGCACTTCATCACCAGCCTGTTCTTCATCACTGACAGTTTCTTCCATCTGCACATTGCTGGTGGTTTCCTCATTAAGTGGTGAACGGTCATCTATTTGTTGGGCGGTTAATGCGAGGTCTTCTGTGATCCATTTCGGGTCTGTAGGGTCACTAATCTCCTCGACATATTCGCCGCGGGAAGCTGCAAGAATTTTGTTTACCTCTTCGGCCGTTACTTTTTCCTGTTTCATAGGTACAGGCATAGACGAACGACCGCAGGCTATATCAACGAGCAATGGATCTGGGTTGGCGTGGTCGGTTTCCGTCAGTACTCTATTCAAATATTCTTGGTGTTTTACAGGATCAGCATAAAGCCCCTCTGGTGTGGTTTTTACTGTTGCGATGATGCAGGCACGTGAGTAGTCCAGGCCACCAGGAATTGAAACGAATCTCTCTCGAGTCGCCAGCCATTCGGGATCGTCCATCTTATTCATGATGGAGTTTGCCTGCAGTTCTATATCCAGAGGGACGTTGTAAATATCAAATTCGCGGTCACGGGCACGTAACGCCAGAGCAATCTCATGCTCCAGACCGAGAATGGTTTGCGGGAATTTACGGTCAGAGACAATGCCGCCGCCGGCGTTCGCACCTGAAGGTGTGCGATTAATGGTTGTTACACGATTGCCTTTCTGCCATTCCTTGACCAGCAGACCGCGATCAATGTATTCAGTTTTGAACCACACCGTCAGGAACTGGATAACTGTTGCCAGCTCCGGTTTTTTACCCTCGACAGGGAAGACTTTCTTAACGGCATTCACGACTTTATGAATATCGTGTTCAATCGCTTTTTTGAATGCTTCCACATTCTCAGCAGCCAGCAGCAGGTTTTGGGCGTACGCGTCATCAGTGTCCATCTCAAGGCGGACAATCTCGTTTTTCTGCCCAGCGTCGACGTGATAGAGATATTCACCATCACCGATGAACTGAGCCAGTACACGCTGACGGAATGGCAGGGTGGCAACGACGATCAGGTTCGGCTGCTCTGACTGCTGAGATTCTTCTGCGGTGCTGTCTTCAATATCTGCGTCGTCGACAGACTCATCTTCAGCCTGTTGTTTAACATTCCAGGTGCGCTGGTCTTCGGCCAGTTCATAACGATCGCACCAGGTGAAATCAACGTCGCCTTCTTCTGGCAGGTCGTTGTACACCGGGAAATCAGTGCGAATCGGTTTGGTGTAGTCCTTACCGCGACCCGTTTCGATGCCTGCGTCTTCCAGCTCAACATCGAGCGTCAGCGCAGCGCGCGCTTCGGATTTTGCAGTGAACCAAATCACTGCATCTTGCTTACCGGATTTCTGAGTGGCCTTGACCACATAAAAGAATTCCATGTGAGATCCTCATTTTTGGGTGTTAGAATCCCCGGGCCATTGATAGCGCCCATTGGGTGTCTTTTTTGGTTTGGTATAAATTCCGGTGTAACTTTGGTCGGTACCACCGGACGTAGATCCCGCCTTGCGCGGGTTTTACGTTAGCCTTCGTGAGCCATCTGGTCGTGCGAAGCGCAACGTCTGGAACAGTACTCTTTCTCTTTGCGCGCAAGCAGTGAGCCGTTGCGATAGAGAAGGGTGCTTTTGACCACCTCCTCGGGTTTAACCGGTTTGCCGCAGTATCCGCATTCGGTCTGCATCATCATCTCCTCAGAACTTGACTGTGGTTTCCGCTGGTACTTCTTCGTTGCGGACGATCCTTTCAACTGGATAGCAGTTACCTGACACCTTCTGGTCAATGGCTGCCTGCTCGCATTGCTGCTGGTCGTCGTAAACATCAAGAACAACATCCTGAAATTCACCATTGGTCATGCTGATGGTCAGGACGAGTGCGAATAACGAACCCATCAGTGCAGCCCCGTTCCGGCGGGAACCAGATGCGGCTCCATGCTGCGAGAGGCATAAGGGCGGCGAATGTGGCGCAGATTGCCCTGCGGCTCATGCCAGTAAGTGCCTTCGCTGTAGTTAAAAGAAACCAGCCATGCTGCGCCGGTACGTTGGTTGCGCATTTGAACGGCGCGACCGCTGTTTGGTACTGCTGGATTAGCTTTCATCTCAATCCCCTTAAGTAGTGCCTGTTTTGTTAACCCGCTCAGGCGGCGCGGGTTCCTTGCTTTCCACAGTCAAAGGAATTCGGTACTCTGTCATTTCCACAGTCAAAACAAGGAAATGTCATGAAATTCAAACTCATCTCAGGCAATCGCACGATTGATTCAGTTGCCTACGATTTGGCGCTTTCGATTGCCTCAAAAGAAACTTCAACAACCACACCGGCCTTAGTGTTGGCGAAGGTCATGGAGCTGATGCCTGAATGCATCAAGCTTGTTTCCGAAAAAGCTTCCGAAGAAAGCAAGCTGAAGACCGGTAAAGTTCGGCCGCTTGTCCTTTAAGAGATCGGCCATATAGCTCGGTCATAACATCTTCCAGCGAGCCGCTTGCATAAATTGAGTGGCCGCTGTTCAAAACAATTCTCACCACCTCACCGCCCGCCCCACTATCGTAGGATTCAAGGTAGGTAACGCTTCTACTGTGAATCACAACAACACGATCATCATCGCCAGTTATTGTTGTGAATCGAAATTTACCTCTCATGGGTCCTCTCCTCATTTGCCCTTGTCGCCAGGCTGGCGGAACGTTTGAACTTGATGCGCTTAGTGTTTCGCGATGGGATGATGATAGCTAAGGCGATTTATTTTATCAATCGCTTAAACGATAATATTGTGATTTTGTCGATTATTATTTGATTTATAAAGCGATTTATTTTTGTATGAAATGCGTAATATGCTCAAAAAAACACCAAACAGGGTATTGCTATGGGCTTAGGTATGGATATGTCACGTGATGAATTGCTGGAAGATCGCGCAGCTTTCATAGCTGGTGAGATTGGTGGGGCGGTTGTTGAGTTGATAATCGACGGTGTGGTGATTGACTGTGAGGCAATTGTCGATCGACTGGAAGCGAAGCGAAAAACCGTGGGCAATATGATTCACAAAGGTGTATTGCGGGATGCGGCGGAGTTCGTGAGGAAAGGGCAGTAAAAACCCGGCGGGGTGGCCGGGTGTTGGCAATAGTTTGTTAGTTAAAATTCAGGCTTTTCCCAGCAGCGACTAACATATGATCGTAGTATTTAGCCATGTCTTCGCTGCTTAGCAAGTTGAAGACATTGTCAGCATAACCTCCAACCAAGTTGAGCTGCTGAGAGTGTGCTTTTTCCTGAGGTGTATCAGCAGCAAAAACCACAAAAGTCTTAACGCAGTTATTCCATTTGGTCTTAGCTGCGTTTATTGTCACAGCTTTAAACGCTGACTCACCCATTTTTTGGCGGTTATTGGAAATCCGTAGATCTAAGGTTTCAGTTAAATGATAAATTCCATTTTTTAGTAAGAGTTCAGCATAAAGACCTTCAGATTCAGAAAGCGGATACCCCTGAACCACTTTATGCTCGCTAATTTCCTTGAGGTTCTTACCCATAACTCCTTCTTTTTCAAACCTATCCTTAAGTTCGGTAATAATTCTTTTTTGAGAAACTTCAGTTCTTTTCTTCGCGCGCTCAGGTGTTATGAATAATTTATTTAACTCATTGATTTTTAACTCATACTCGCGTTCGTTGGCAGCATGAAATGTGCCTACGCTTGACAAGGCAAAGCTACCTTGGAAAAAGAGAGAAGCCTGCTCGATGCTTAAGCCAGAAGTTAAAATAGTCTCCAGCTGCTTCTGGCTATTCTCTAATGCTTCAAGCCCAAAATCATTTGTAATAGCTTTTAGTTTGGCAGGGGTTTCTATGACGCGCACATCAGGACCAGATGGCTTCATGACGACAAGGCCAACGTTGATTGTCTCGGCGCGGACAGGGTTCGGTGTTATTCTGACAATACTGTATTTATATGTATTCATTTCAGCACCTCCCCTCTAACAGTGTCGATTCGTTTCATTCTGCCGTCGCTTGACCACCAGGTTAACAGAGCATCCCTCTGCAAAGGATTGATCCATGCTTCCGGCATGTCTTCAAAAATCCGTTCTATCGTGCTAGCGCTGATTCTGGATAGTTTATCCAACACAGCTTCCGCAGGTGCTTTACACGAAACATCATTATATGTCAACTGTTTGACCGCCTGCCAGCAGTTTGTAGTGTTGTATCCCATTGGTATTAGGGCTGCGTCGGTTTTGTTCGGCCAACCCATAACCATAGCGGCAAGGCTGAAATCGAAGGCTTGGATAGTCAGGCTTCCATATCGGTTCTTAGTGTACAGATAGTTACCAATATGCCTATCAATATTAAATACGAACTGATCGAAGGCGTAAACTGACCATACTTGCTTCCGTAGAATAGAAGGTCCTGACATCAATTCAGCGGCAAAGTTAATTTCTTCTTGTGGCTTACTCATGGCAGCCAGGTCATATTTTGATCCAAAAAAATGCTCTCCTGTATCTGGGTCAATCAAAACCCTACAGGCCGGTGTCGGAAGCCCACTAAATTCAGCAAGTTTAGTACATAGCCACTCTGATGCTGGAATTTGCTTTGGGTGGGGAATCCCTGTCAAAGCGGATGCATCACCATCAGAAACCCCTTTTATTGCATACTCTAAACCGTCTGAGGCCATAACTGTATGCCTTAGGTGAGCTGTGCCCATTGCTGGCTTATAGTCCACAATCTCAAGACTAAACAAGGGTTCTTGAATGGTAATGTTCTTTTCAGGTTGCGAGTCTTCTTCCATTTTTATTCCACTAATTGATTAGTGATAAATTCCACCGGTCGCTTCATTGCAGCGATGAACTTAAGCTTTATTGCCCTTCTTGGCTGCAAGCCCCGAACAACAGCCTTACCCATGCTTCCTGTAGCTAGGTTGCGTGCTGCTGACTCAAAGCTTGTTATAAGCTATCGACTCGTGGATCAACGCTTTGCCCATGATATACAGCTGATCCTGTGTCTCTTCTGTCACATACCAATCTTTATACGCAGGGTTATCTGATAACACCGCCAGCTGTAACCCCTGCATCTGCAACCGCTTTACGTGGAAGTGCTGGCCGAACACAAAAGCATAAACGCCATCCACCTTAAAATTTCTTACTGAGATATCGAAGAACAGGCGGTCACCAGACCGTATGGTTGGGTTCATGCTATCCCCGTCTACCGTCATTACTTTTACGTCATCCTGAGCGCGGTTTCCAAAAAGCGATCGCGCATGTTCGGTAGTGAACTCGATGGCATGCAGCACCTCCACGAACTCAGAGATCATGAAAGAACCTGGGCCCGCGCTAAATGTCAGGTCAAGTACGTCAACTCTGAATATGTTTGAGTCTTCTTTTGTCGCTGTAATGGGAGGCGGTAGCTGGCCATCGTTACGCATCGGTCCGGATCCCGTGGAAAGCCATTCAGGGCGAACATTGAGAACAGAAGCTATCTCGACCGTTTTTCTTGAGCTTGATGCACCATTTAGCAGCTTGTTAACACTTGACTGTGCCATGCCAACTGCCTTAGCTAGCTTGCCCTGTGTATAACCCGCCTCATTCATTGCGCGATCTAATCGCTCAGAAAAACTCATTAAAGATACCCCCTATTAACCTTCATAAATATTATCGCCACAGCGATTAATAAGCAAAAAATCGCATAGGCGATTGACATTCGTTAAAGCGATAAACATAATCAACCTAAATTGATAGAAGGAGCGATTATGAAAAACCCTGCTGTAGAAAAAGCGATTGCAATCGCCGGTAGTCAGAAAGAGCTAGCGAAGCGATGTGGTAAGGCCCAATCCACGGTCTGTGACTGGTTAAATGGGAAAAAACAAATCTCCCCGATCCATGTTCCTGTTTTGGTAAAGGCAAGCGAAGGACAGATTCAAGCTCATGAATTCCGTCCCGACCTTCCTGAATTGTTTCCGCATCCACATTCAGCCGCCTGACCGGCGGCGCTAACCATCAAGGGACTGCACTATGCAATCACTTACGTTTTACCAGGATACAGGATCGCCGCAGCAGGCGGTGATAAATCGTGCTCAAGCGTGCAAGGGACCTAGCCATGAAGATATTCGTGATGCCGTTCGCTCATGGGCGGGTGTAGATGGTCAGGATGTCGTTTCTGCTCTGATCATCGAAGAGTACCTGGCGCAAGGGGGGGACGAGATCACTTTCCCTGATGATCTCAGCCGACAGCGTCAGAAGTTTTTCCGCTTCCTGGATAACCATTTCAACAGTGAAAGATACCGCGAGAACGTCCGCCAGCTGACTCCGGCAATCCTCGCGGTTCTGCCGATTGAGTTCCGCAACCGCCTGCTACCAGAAGATAACGTTATGGCCCGCCTGGCAAGGCTGGAGAAAGAAACCAGCGAAGCGAAGATTGCCGTCGCAATGGATGCGCCACGTCATCAGAAGCTGAAAGAGTTGAGCGAGGGGATCGTGGAGATGTATCGCGTTGACCCTGGGTTAACCGGTCCACTGATGGAGATGGTGCAGATGATGCTGGGGGCTATATGACCGGTTCAAAAATGGCGAAAGCCGCGGTGCGCGAACACCAACGGCTTTCTGGTGCAATTCATTGCGAAATCATTGCGGGGTAAGTATGCCTAACCACAAATTGTTTTGCCAGCGTGTCGGACCGCGACTGGATAAATCTTCCCTTAATTATTCTTCAGGAGGACTTAATGGCCGGGGACTGGATAAAGATGCGTACATCACTGGTCACCAGCCCGAAGGTGAACGGAATTGCGCGAATACTGGAGCGTTCACCGGAGGTGGGAAAAATGTTCACACTTTCGCATAACACCACGTTATCAGACGTTGTAACGCGTAACGTAACCCGTAACGTTACGGTGTCGTTACTAGTAACGTTTTGGTCTGCGGCAAATGAACACTCGCGTAACGGTGTATTTGAAAATGCAGACCTGTCTGATATCGATGATATTGTCGGAGTACCCGGTTTTGGGGCTGCATTATCAACCGTAGGCTGGGCCATTTATGATGCGGAGAATAACTGCGTCATTCTTCCAAACTTCAATGAATACAATACGTCAGGTGATATGCGCTCAGCTACGGCCAAGACAAATGCGCAGCGCCAGAAGGAGTTTCGTGAACGAAAAAAACTCCAGGAAAGTAACGTAACGAGTAACGTTATTAGTAACGTAACGCGTAACCGCAGAGAAGAGAAGAGAAGAGAAGATCTAAACCCAGAGAGAGAACGCGCGGGCGGAAGTCATTCTGGGGATGATATTTCTGGAAATCACCCACCTCTGCCAGCTATCCCTCCCAAACCTCAGAACGAGGATTTGGGGCCCGGTCTGGATTTTGGCCCATTGGGTAAATTTCCGATCACTGACTCATGGACCCCGTCTCCAGACTTCGTGCGTCAGGCTGCGCTCTGGGGTAAGAACGTCGGCACTGAGCCGGGTTACACCGCTGAAGAACTTCAGCAATTCCGTGATTACTGGATACCTGACGGCAAGGTTAAACACCAGTTGGCTTGGGAGCAGACCTTTGCCAACAGTCTGTTGCAATCGCGTGGTCACGGCCAAAGGACCGTCCATGTTGGACAGCGAGATCCCAACCGAATTTCTGAGCCAGATAAAACCATCCCAACCGGATTCAGGGGGTAACGGTGAAAAACATTGTTAATTCTGGCAGCGCTCTTGAGCGCCTGAAGAAACTCATTCCGCCAGGCGTTCAGCCGAAGTTCACCAGCGCAGCAGAGCTGCTGGCGTGGCAGCGGGAAGAAGGCCTGAAACATTGCGAAGAGTTGGACAAGCTGAATCAGAAAGCGCGCACAGAGAAAATCTTCGGCCGCTCAGGAATTCAAAGCCTGCACCGCAGCTGCACGTTCGCGAATTATCAGGTTTCCGGGGAAGGTCAGCGCAAAGCCTTCACGATGGCAAAGAGCTACGCACAAAATTTCGGCGCTGGGTTCGCAAGTTTCGTGTTTAGCGGTGGTCCGGGTACCGGGAAAAACCATCTCGCTGCGGCAATCGGAAATCATCTGCTTTCTGGCGGGCATAGCGTACTGGTAGTGACTATCCCTGACCTGATGCTGCGTGTTCGCGAGTGCTACGACGGTGGCCAGTCAGAGGCTTCACTTCTGGATGACCTCTGCAAAGTCGATCTGCTGGTACTGGATGAAGTCGGTATTCAGCGCGGAAGCAACGGCGAGAAAGTCATTCTGAATCAGGTTATCGACCGTCGCCTGTCGTCGATGCGTCCGGTGGGGATCCTGACGAACCTGAACCACGAAGAACTTCTCGGAGCGTTGGGCGCGCGGGTTATCGACCGTCTCCAGATGGATGGCGGAATGTGGGTGAACTTTGACTGGGGCAGCTATCGCAAGAACGTTAGCCATCTCCGGATCGTTAAATAACTTCGAGGGCAAATCACTATGGCAAGCAAATCACTGTGGGCAATTGTCGATTTTCTTCAGGTTAACCAGACCGTAACGCCGCGTCAGGTTCAGAGACTGCTGGGATGCGACTGCAAGAAGGCACACAACCTGCTGCTTCACCTGGTACGCAAAACGGTAGTAATCCGCACTGGCGAGCCGCATCGCCCGGTCTATTCGCTTCAGCCCGGTGGCGAGCAGAATATCAAGCAACTCAAATCGAAAGTGAGAAAAAACATGGTTGCATCAGTTTGCCGCACAAGTCCGGCTATGCAGCGTGTACTTGCATTTTACGGGAGAGCATCAGCATGAGCAGCAGAGATAAATTTGAACAAGCCATTAAGGCCCGCTTTGGTGACCTAATTGATTACCGGACATGCAAAAACTCTGATGGCGAGTACATGGCCTGGGACATGCAGGTTGCATGGTGGGCATGGCAAGCAGCAGAAACAGACATGGCAGTACAGCTCGCTAACGCCGAGAGCAAGTGCAGGTATCTGGCGGGGGTAGCTGCTGAAAACGCGGCGCTGAAAAAAGCGGCCGATTTCGCCACTGCACCGGATATGTGGATTGAGCAGGCTGATGGAATGCTGGATTACCGGTATTGCGAGTGGTACGTCGACGTGCTGAAGGCTGCAATGGAAACCCCGGCGACCGACGCTTTCCTGGCTGAAGTGCGGGCGCAGGGTGTGGAGATGTTTGCAGACCACCTTCTGTGTGCAGACCTTGATGATAGCATTCGTGAGTTCGCCGCCCAACTTCGCCAGGAGGCAGCCCAATGACAGCACTCAACAAACAGGCACACCAAACTGAAAACGAGCGCATGGCTCAGTCTCTGGCAGAAAGAAATGGCGAACCAGTTGAAGGTTTGCGCCAGCGCATTTCAGAGCTTGAAGAAATCGCCACTGACTACGGAATGAAGTTCCAGAAGGCTCAGGACGCTTTAAAGCATCAGTCTCTGCTGCATAAATCTCAGTTGGAAGCCGCAGAGAACAACCTCATTGATAGCGAATGTCATGTTGCTGAACTGGAAGAAGCGCTGCGTGATAAGCAGGCGTTACTTGAGGCGCTGGATAATGCCCTCTGCGAACTTCTACCCGGCACCCAGTACATGGACCCACCAGATGGTGGTAGCGTTACGCCACTTGAGCAAGTGCGAAGAATGGTTGCTGAATATCGGGAGCGGATTGAAGAGCTGGAATCACGGACGGTGACCGTTAAATTACCAGCCGATTACCGTAACTCTGACGGCAGCATCAACGATGACATGTTTAATACCTGTGCAGTTGTTGGTGCATTTCGTGAAGCGCTCCGCGCCGCTGGCATTGGCGTGAAAGGGGAGTGATATGGCACTGACGAAAAAACAACGCGCAGAGCTACGCATGAAGTTCGGGGGGCGCTGTGCTTATTGCGGCTGCGAACTTGGCGATAAGTGGCATGCAGACCATGTAGAAGCGGTACGAAGAAATATCAGCAACGGCTACGCAATGGACAGGCCAGAAAATGACACGGTCAGCAACATGGTTCCAGCATGCATTCCATGTAACTTGTTCAAAATGTGCAGCACAGTAGAAGACTTTCGCAGCCGCATAGCCACTCAGGTTGATGTAACTCGACGTGCGTCAAGAAGTTACCGCACGGCGGAATCATTTGGCCTGGTTAAACAAACTAACGCGCCAGTTGTGTTCTGGTTTGAAAGATATCAAGAAGGAGCGTCAGCATGACAACTAACAACCACCCGGCGCACGGTCCTGTATCACTCGATCGCCTGCACCAGATACGCGAAATACTCAGCAAAGCAGCAGCACAAAGCGACGGCGGTAATATCGGCTACGCAATGGCTGATGCTGTGAAGGTTATTGATGGGGCTATTGCGACATTTGGTGCTGAGCCTGCACCAGTAGATATTGAAATGCTGGCCACTGTACTGAGAAACGCTCCGTTAGCGCCGTCAGATAGCCAGGGCAAGCCGAGAGCGCCGGTAGTGCCGGATGAAGATCCGCGAGATGCATTCGAGCGAACATTCAAAATGCCGAAGCATGTCACCCGCTGTGGCACTGGATATGCAGTAACGGAGTATTCCGCATGGTTGGCCCATGATTTCATCAGGATGTGGGAGGGCTGGAAGGCCTGCCGCGCCGCCATGCTTCAGGCTGGCAACTCTCCGGTGATTCAGGATGGTTGGCAGTTGGTTCCAAAAGAGCCAACGGAGGCTATGAATAAAGCAGGATGGGCAGCAATGAACGAACATGATGCAATTAACCCGACATACAGGGCTATGCTCGCGGCAGCACCGCAGCAGGACGTGAGGTTAGCATTGGAAATCGGCATGTCCCGTTACGCAGGTGCTATGCAAAAGCTCGTAGACTCTGGTGATTGATATAACCTGCCATACAAGCGATATGTGAATTCCCATATCGACAATATAACCCGCTACGGCGGGTTTTCTTTTTCGCTTCATCGATCCCTGCTACGATTCACTTACTTTTACTGATGGGAATAGGGGTATGAAGAAAGTTCTTGTTGTTTTATTGGTGTCACTTTTTTCACTGACAGCAACGGCAGCAAACAAGCCATGCTCAGGTAAGAAAGGCGGAATATCGCATTGTTCGGGTGAAAAATTTGTTTGTAATGATGGCTCTATCAGCAAGTCCAAGAAGGTTTGCCAGAAATAGTTATCAATAAATAGCACTCACCATCAAGATTAAACCCGCTACGGCGGGTTTTTTCTTGCATTGATTTTCCATTATCAACTGTACATAATGTCAGTGTCAGCCTGAACAACTGACAACTTGATGCGCCACGGAGAGTACCATGGCGCACGAACTACAACTCATTAAGCAATCATCAGGAATCCTGATCCCCGCTACGCCGGAGACCAGCGATATTCTGCAATCAAAAATCAAACTTGGCGCCGTGCTGGTAGCCGAATTTCGTCAGGTGAGGAATCCCGCATTCCATCGCCGTTTCTTTGCGCTCCTGAATCTCGGGTTTGAATACTGGGAACCTACTGGCGGGGCGATCTCCTCCAACGAACGCAAGCTGGTAACCGGGTACGCTAAATTCCTTGCCTCATTCGCGGGAAGCGAAGCAGCACTCCTGGATGCTGCCGAGCAATATCTGGACCGCATCGCCGATAAGCGCGCCGGTAGCATCAGCATCTGCAAATCCTATGATGCTTATCGCGCCTGGGTGATCGTCGAGTCTGGCCATTACGACGCTATACAGCTTCCTGACGGCACCCTTCGCAAACACCCCCGCAGCATTGCCTTCGCCAATATGGATGAAACCGAGTTCCAGCAGCTGTACAAAGCCGCGCTCGATGTTCTGTGGCGCTGGGTATTGTCCCGGGCATTCAAGACTCAGCGAGAAGCGGAAAACGCCGCTGCACAGCTTATGAGCTTTGCGGGGTGATGGCGATGAAATTTTCCTGGTTCCACCATCACGAATGCACAACCGAGCAGGCCGACGAACTGGTGGCAAGTTACCGCCGCCGTGGCGCCAGGGTAGAACGCAGCCTGAACCGCGACAACATCACCTGGACTGTCAGTGCAAAATTACCTGAATGCGAACATCCGGCGCGTACGCCAAGAACCTTTCGCCAAAAGGTCTGGGGGTGATTATGGCTAAGTTACCGCGCCGGAAGTGTTCAGTATGTAAAAAATGGTTCCATCCAACTCGCGATGGTCAGTTCGTATGTTCGTTTGACTGTGCCTGTCGTTACGGAAAAGTAGCGAATGATACCGCGAAGGCCGAAGCCCAGCGGGAAAAGAAGAGAGCCGAGAAGGTAGAGCGTAAGCGTCAGGCTGAGCGTCGGCAGGCGGTTAAACCCCTTAGTTATTTTATCCGACAGGCACAGCAGGCATTCAATGAGTTTATCCGGTACCGGGATCGCCATTTGCCATGCATCAGCTGCGGTCGGCACCACGACGGACAATATCACGCAGGACACTTCCGCACGACTGGTGCCAATCCAGAACTGCGCTTCGATGAGGATAATTGTCACCGCCAGTGTGCCCCATGTAATAACCACCTGTCAGGCAACCTTATATCCTATCGTCCCGCGCTGATCGCCAAAATCGGCCAGGTTCGCTTTGATGCCCTGATGGGTCCACATGAATTACCAAAATGGAAACGCGACGATTACATCCGGATCCGCGATGAGTACCGCGCAAAACTAAAAGAACTGAAAAAGCAGGAGGCAGCGTGACATTCGAAACTTACTTCGCCGATCACCTCCGCGTTCGCTGGCAAAGATTGCGCTTATACCATTTTCCCGGCTCTGTACTGACGGACTACCGAATACTGAAGAACTACATCAAAACCATAGGCGGTGCTGTATGAACACTCAATTTCTTGAATACGTGCGCCAGCAGCTGATGGTGGCCACCGCCGATTTAAGTGGTGCGACGAAAGGGCAGTTGATGGCGTGGCTTGAGAACGCGCAGTTCGATACTGGAACGTTTAAACGTAAAAAGCCTCGAGTGTTGGATGAAGTGACCGGGAAAATTATTACGCTGGATAACCCACCGATACCGGGCAAACAGTCGCATGCTAAGGGTTCACATATTCCTCTGGTGCAACCGGTTGAATACTCCACAGCATCATGGCGCCGCGCGTTAATGTCACTCGAAGAACATCAGAAGGCTTGGCTGCTATGGAGCTACAGCGAAAACACCAGTTGGGACAAT